ATCACTGGCAGCACGAGCCGTGTTGGTACGCCGTTAAGAAAGGGTGCGAACATAATTGGCAGGGGTCTAGGAAAGAGGCTACGACGTGGGAAATAGCGAATCTAAACGCATTTGGTGGCGATAAAGATGACGAACGTACCGCACATAGCACCCAAAAGCCTATAGATTACATGTCTAAGCCTATAAAAAATAATAGCGCGGTAGGTGAGGGTGTATATGATCCTTTCTCGGGATCTGGAACTACCCTGATTGCCGCGGAATACCTTGAGCGCCATGCTTTCTGTATGGAGCTTGACCCGGCGTATTGCGATATCATCGTAGCCCGCTGGATTAGGTATATGAAGAAAAAGGGGATAGACGTTAAGCCTATTCTCAACGGAGAGGAGATTGTATGGGAGTTGTAAAGAAAAAAAACCCTCCACATCGCCCTGAGATACCAATTGATTGGAATATCGTCGATCGATGGTTGGAGGCAGACTGCACCGGCACACAGGTCGCCGGGATGCTAGGCATACACGCCGACACGCTTTATAACCGTGTTCAAAAAGATAAGGGTGTAACCTTTACCGTGTATTCAAACGAAAAAAAGGCCAAGGGAGACGCGCAGCTCAAAGTCAAGCAATACAGCGAGGCGATGGGCGGCGATCGTGGGATGCTCATATGGTTGGGCAAGAACCGTCTCGGCCAAAAAGACAACCACGATGTCAACCTGACGGGCGCTGTGTCCATAGGTGTAATAAACTTCGGGGACGATCCAAATCCGAAACCTTACGAGAATACGAAGGAATCGGACGATGTCGAACTATGAGGATAAGCCGGAGCTGGTTTGCCATTTTCAGGAGCTTGCGCAGTGCGTTAAGTGGCTGTATTTTGATTATATGCTCAACGTGGATGATGCGGACGTCGAGGGGTTCAAAGAGCGAATGTGCGGACATATTTTGAATATTTTGATTCATCGCATAGACGATAAATACGCCGACCATGTCGAGCATACGCGCAAAGAGTTAGACTTTATTCGTAGAGTCTTTCGCGAGCAACAAGGTGATGGTTTTCAATATGACGAAAAAGCAATACTATAAAAAGAATCACAGAGACTGCCCGTGCTGCGGGTGGCAGGGCCATGTGAAACTTAACAGACGTAAATGGTTAGCTCATAAGAGAGGGAATGATGGAACGTAAATGGGTATCAAAGTTAGAGGCTAGCCGAGTTTGTCCTATCGAGCTGAAACCGGTTCCTCTAGGCGATGGAATTGATCCACCCGCCGAGATTCCCGAAAGAATTTGGGTGAATGTTCAGGGGCGAGAAGAACATGAGGCTATCATCAAAGATGGCCAGAAATGCAAAGAACTTGGCGTGTGCCAAGCTTTCGAGGTAATGCAATATTTAAATAGGTGGGGGGGCTGGTTAAATGATGAGCAGGGAGTGTGATATGTGCGGAGAGCATTGTGTTGATTGCAGTTGTCCGGAAAAACCGGACAGGTGTACGCCAACGTCGCTGCGTGATGCGTGTAATGTGATAGACAATCTATTGACTTGCCTAACCATTATTCTCATGAACGACGAATATCAGGCTTATCATAAGCAACCACACCTTGATTTGGTGATGGACATCCAATCAAAAATTGGATTTATAGAACGAGGACTTCAGGAGATTTAATGGTCGATTTACTCATACCGAATTTTAGGCCGAGGTCTTATCAGCTACCGTTTCTAAAGGCTATGGATAACGGCTGTAAACGCGCTGTGTTGGTGTGGCACCGCAGGGCTGGTAAGGAGGTAGCTTGCTGGAATTTCATGATAAAGCAAGCCTTCTGGCACCGAAAAGGGACGTATGTGTACTTTTTTCCTACTTCAACTCTGGGCCGCAGGATTCTATGGGATGGAGCGAACAAAGACGGTAAGAAGTTTTTAGACTACATACCAAAGGAAATCATCGATGGGACGCCAAATATCGTCGAGATGAAAGTGAAGCTGAAAAATGGATCAATCATACAGGTGGTGGGATCAGACCAGATCGTCAACGTGGGTATCAACCCCGTCGGGTGTATCTTTTCTGAGTTCTCTTTGCAAGACCCAAAGACTTGGGCTTTCACTCGGCCGATTCTCCGGGAAAACGGTGGATGGGCGGTGTTTAATTTTACGCCGCGTGGAAAGAATCACGCGCACGACCTCTACCTTATGGCTAAGAATAATCCCGACTGGTTTTGCTCTAAGAGTTCAGTGGATGATACAGGGGTGCTTTCACCGACTGATATCGATTCCGAGCGCAATGAGGGCATGTCGGAGCAGCTCATCCAGCAAGAATATTATTGTTCGTTCGATCAGGGTGTGGAGGGTGCGTACTACGCTAAGCTGCTCAATCGGTGTGAACTGGACGGCCGCATCACAAATGTCCCACATGACCCCTATGCCTCGGTCAATACTTACTGGGACTTGGGAGTCGGCGATGAGACGGTTATACTTTTTGCTCAGATGTGTGGACAGGAAATCCATGTAATTGATATGTATCGCAATCAAGGTGAGGGCCTTAACCACTATGCAAGAATACTTAAGGAAAAGGCTGCGACAAACGATTGGAATTATGGTGAACATTATGCGCCACACGATATCCAAGTTAGAGAGCTTGGTTCCGGAGCGCAAACAAGACTAGAAATTGCTAAAGAGTTGGGTGTTCCGTTCTTGATAGTACCGAACTTGCCGATAGGTGAGGGGATTGAGCTGGCCCGGGGAATATTCCCAAGGCTGTGGATCGATGCGAAGCGCTGTAACTACTTTGTTAAGGCCGCAGAGAGCTACCACAAGCACTATAACGAGAAACTAAACGTATATAGCGAGAAGCCGGTTCACGACTGGTCATCGCACACGATGGACGCATTTCGTTATATGGCGATCATGTGTAATAAGAAAAGAAGTGGCGGAATGTCAGAAACGGAAGCAGAAAGATTGCAAAGTATGTACCACATCAGGTATTAAGTTGCAATTCAAGAGTTTTTTAGATAGATTAAAAAGAAAAGGGAATATGATGAAAAAGAAAGCTAAACCAGCTGTAAAAGCAGCTAAGAAAAGTATCAATGCGGGCCTTAAAAAAGCCAACAAAATGGATACAGGTAAAGTAAAATCCCAGAATGGACTTAAATCCATAAAGGAACCTTGCTAATGCCGACGAAGCAATGGATTGCAGACGCTATCGAGAAGAAAGGAGCCCTCAAGAAGTCTCTAGGGGTAAAAAAAGGGGAAAAAATCCCTGCCAAGAAGCTCGAAAAAGCAACTAAATCCAAGAATCCGACGACAAAAAAGCGAGCCATTTTAGCTGAAACGCTAAAGAAGTTTGGAAAATAGCCTCTGTCTAGTATATAGACAGGGAAGAGCGCCGTAAACCACATCAGGCGCTAAAAAATGCTACACGCGGGGCGAGACTGATCCTCTCATAGCTGTGCCGATACACAGCACCCGCACCTTTATCGGAAGGTAAACGCGCAAGTAATTGCTTGCTCGTATAACCAACGATTGGGGTGCGATGTCAAATTTTACGACGAGAAGAATTCTCAGATCGGCTAATAAAGCGGCAATTAGAAGGCCCGTAGTCCTCGCTAGAATCAATTCTATCGATAGTGAGACCTCTTTTCCAACCGTTTTCCATACACCATTTAAAGAATGCCTCAAAATCATTGAGCCATTCTTCACATATTTTAATTCCTTTAGCTCCATAAGCAGTGTAAGAGCGTGTTTTAGGATTATAGCAACGCATTTTCATTGCGTTTCTGATTCCGTGAAGAGGGTGTTTGCTAAGGCCATGAGTTCTCGTGGTGCGACATCCGCAGCTTTTAGTTTTTCCAATCTTCAAATAATTCCCTTTTACACGTGTTTTATTTCCACAGCTGCACTCACATATCCACATCGGCTTGGAATGCTCATCGCTTCCATCGCGATAAAGAGCTGTCAATTGATAGAAAATTTGTCCTGTAAGATCTTGAGCTTTTCTTCCCACTTAGCACCTCATAATATGAAACACGGAGTCCATAATTATGCCTGACGGTCTAAGTATTGTAAACGAATATAATGACTTCTACGAAGAAAGTTATTACGCTTGGAATCCGTTCTATCCGCTAGCAGACCGCGACTTGCGCTTCTACTTGGGTGACCAATGGGATGCGAAAGAGCGTCAGAAGCTATTTCAGGAAGGAAGAAACGCCTTTGTATTCAACAGATCGCGCCGAAACATCAACATGGTTACAGGCTATCAGCGGCAACATAGGCTGAGCAGCATCGTCACACCAATCGAGGACTCCGATCAGGAGACCGCCGATCAATTATCCCAGCTTTTACTTTATTGCATGCAGTCCGCGGATGGATACAGAGTAATCTCCGACTGTTTCGGTGGTGCGTGCAAGACCGGATGGAACCTAATGACCATGTGGATGGACTATAGGGACGATCCCGTCAAC